ATTTTCATCCATATAAAATGTAGTAGCAATCGAACCCTCAAATCCGTGTCCGTTAGCCATTATTGTTGCAAGCCCTGTACCATATTTAGCCGAATGTGTCTGCAAATCATGTCCTGGCATTACAACCGTGTCGCACAGTAAACTTATCTCTCTGCTATAAGGCTTTATATCAGTAGCAAACTCACCTTGACCAATATGTCTAGCTAACGCATCTGGCGGGTATAATACAACTTCATACTTAGCCGCCCTGGCCATTCCACTACCCTTTGACAATATAGCTTTGAATTCATCAATAGACCTGCTTGGTGGGTTTCTTTTGGGGGCTTGCTTGCCTATGTCGTTATAATCAGCTGATTGTCTTTCGACTGTACCTTTTACTTGTGCCATATCTTATATGTTACCAAATGTACCACCTCTGAATCGTGCAACTGGTAAAAATATACCGATTGCCATCTCATCAGGAGGAATGTTTAAAAATGATGACCTAACATGGTTCCACAAATAGTGTTTTATACACAACTTGAAGTAACGATTGTTCTCTATGCCACCTGTTAAATTATATCTTGTGTTTCTGTCAAAATTCTTATCACTTGCATACTTTGATAGTTGTCTTAGAAACTTAACTCTCTGTGCAAAAGGTAAATAATGAAAATTCAATCCATAAAACCCACCTTTTGCTGCCTGTAGTGGCATAATTAGAGGGAATGTATCATAATATGGTAATGTTGCCTTGAGTTTAGGGTCATAACCAAATAAATTCATCATACCATACTTTGGTTTTAGTGTTGCCTTGCCTGCATTGATTAACGCCCTTGCACCAGGTGTCGTCATAGAACGCACCTGCTTCTGATACCAATCATATGATTTAGGACCCGTTGTTGTATCAAGAATTTTGTCAAAAACTGTTTTCGCCATACTACTATTTATACAGGCTTGTAGATAGTTATAAGTTCTTCTTTTCCTTTGACTTTGATTTTGTCCACTTCAACTGACTTGATATTATCGAGTTGTTCCATTGTGTAACTCGAATAAAGTGTTGGTGAATCTTTGAAATCGCCTCTACCTGCTGTTGCTTCTAATCGTGCAGCCAAATTAACTGCATCTCCGATAACTGAGAAGTCAAAACGAGTGGAACTACCCATATTACCAACAATTGCTGTGCCTGTGTTCACTCCTGTGCCCACATTGATATCAGGAAGTCCTCGTTCTTTGTAGAGTTGTTTTAGTTCTTTTGTTTTTGCTTCTATTTCCATTGCACTCTTAACTGCCATTTCTGCGTGATTTGGCATATCAATCGGTGCGTTAAATACTGCCATAATACAATCTCCCATAAACTTGTCGACCATACCACCATTATTGAGTATTATGTTCGTCATATCATCTAAGAATTCATTGACTAGTACTACCAGACCTTCGGGGTCGTCTTTGTTCTTATAGAATTCTGATATGGGTGTGAACCCGATAATGTCCATAAACAGATAAGACATCTCTCGTCTATCACCACCAAGTTTAAGTAAGTCAGGATTCTTCTGTAGAGCTGCAACTTGTCGTGGGTCAAGATAGTGTTCAAACTGTTTCTTAATTTGTTGTTTAAGTCGAAATTCTAGTATAAATCGATTGAATGTAGAATGAAACCCTACGATAAAGAATGTTAATAGCGCCCATGTGATATCAACTAGTACTAATTGTGTGTTGAACATATATTGAAAGTAATATATGCCTGAACCGAATGTGCCTATCAATGCAAGACCGATTGCCCAATATGGTAGAAATCTCGTTATCAATATAATTGCAATACCCAACAGAAGTCCAGCCAACAGTTCTACTAGGCTATCATATCTTTTTATCGTTTTGCCGTCTAGGATTGTCTGTAATGTCTGTGCTGATATGACATAATCGTATTGTTCACCAATTGGTGTTGCAATGACACCACCGAGTCCTTCTGCTGTCATAGCAATAATTACAGTCGTTCCTGCAAGTTCATCAAAATTATCTGCGGCGGCACTAACGGTCTTAAACTCTTTATTCCATCGAACCCAAACTCTAGCATTCGTGTCTGTATTGATTGTTGCATAAGCAGGCACTCTCATTGCAATTATACCAGCAGCGTCTGCCTTGACTTGATATGACGGATCCCCGACTGCAACTCGTATCGTTTCAATTGCCATATTCGGATAGACTTCTTCGCCTATCTTCATCAATAGTGGCACTCGTCTTACAACACCATCAATCTCTGGTGCCGTATTGATAACGCCAACGCCTGCTGTACATTCTGCAAGTTTAGGTAAAGGTCCGACCATACCAGGCCATTCAAATAAGAATGGTAATGGGTCGCCTATTTTTGCAACACCTCTTGGTACTGCATTACTTGTGGTTTTTTGTGTTGTGCCTGTTTGTGCAATGACTGTGCCATAACCCAACGCCTCACAAAACGCATCATCACCACCCATTCTATCTTCTTCACTAAACAATATAGGCATAACGATAATGCCTGTTTGTGCGTTTCTTAAATCAAAGATGAGTTGTGCAAGTACATCTCGTTTCCACGGCCATTGTCCGTGTTTCTCTATTGCCTGTTCGTCTATGGTAACTATTGTTACTGCCTCAGAAGGAGTCTTTACTTCATTTTGCAGTACATAGTCAAATGATTTGAGTCGGAGTATTTCTTTAACCCACGGATCCTGAAATCCAATATAGGTCAACACTAATAAAGTAACAAATGCGATTGACCAATGGGTTAATATTTTCTTCATAAGAGTATTTATGTTAGTTCTGTGTAACCGTAACAGAACATCCTGAAGATGTTTGACAATTGTTCGTTAGTGTGTATGTTTGATTTGAATTACTATTTTGTGTTAGGTCTAGGTCTGTTGTATAAGAGCCTGTTAAATCTATTGTAGCTGTATGAACACCATCCCCTTTTTGTACCATAGATTGTTCTCCATTATCAGTTCTAACTATGAAATGTAATGTCTTATTTCCGTTACCCTTTTGTTTAAAGAAAATGTCATTATTATCACCTCCGTAAGTATAAACATGAGCATAGTGGTCTGCATTGCCTGTACCAGTTTCTTGTGAGCCCTTTAAATTCGTATCACCCGAATGAAGGTCTATATTGACTGTATGTCCGCCATATTCACCTGTTGTACTAGCCTCACAAACTGAGTCATTTTCATCAACATATGTTTTACCTTGACAAATATTAACAGTATTATCATTAGTTGGTATATGAAATCCTATAACATTTTCATCTGTGCCTGTTGTATTATATTGTTCAAACTTTAAAGTATTACCTGAACCATCTAAGTCTCCACCCCAGCCTTGACCAGACCCCCAATATGAAACCCAACTTATTTTGTTGTTATCCCCTACTTGGTCAATATCAATATTGTTATTGTCGTGTGATACAGATAATCGAACTTCATTATCATCACCATCTTGTAAAATGTCTAGTGTGAAGTTATTGCTTGTGCCAACTTGAGTAATGTATATTTCATTAGCCGCAAATACAGGCAGACACAATAGTAAAATACTACTGACTTTGAATAATGATAATTTCACTCTCTGTTCCTCCTAGTTCAAAATCTAACAGTTCAAAATCTCCCACATTTATATTCATTAAATAACTATTTGCTTGTTCGAGTCTTAATTCTATAACACTACCACTTGCTGCTTCCCTATGCCAATACCATTGTGGGTCCTCGTCTAGTATTGTAATTCCTGTTGCTTCATCTAAACCTAATACTATATCACCCTTTGCTTTCTTTTTCTCAAGTTTATCACCCAATTGCAACGCCAACTGTAAGTTCAATTGGTCTAGAATATTGCCTAAAAAGTTTTGTGCTAAAAAATCTCTATCAAGTTGTTCTAACTTATCTTCATCCTCTAGTTCTTTAATATAATCTTCCATAGACTTGTCTAATTCATCAAACGCCAACAAATCAACATCAAGTGCAGTAGCAGTCTTTTGATATTCAACTTCTTGTTCTGCCTCTGCAATCTCTCTTGGTTGTGATATAATCAATAAATTAGTAATGAAGTTTTCTTCTAAACTTAAAATAACAGGTGGCAACGGCGGACTTGATATCGTATCTACAGTTGTTGCCTGGAAAGCTGTATTCATAATAACCTGACCGGCATCAGACTCAACTGTTATTTCGCCCACAAAACAAAAACCATTCGTATCACATGACGGCAAAAGAATAATAGTGGAACTACCAATCTCATCTACTGTCATTGTAAAGTCTGTACCACGAACACCAATCGTTGCAGTCGGTGTCTTTATCTGTACATTTGTTGGGTCTGTCTTTGCAATCTGACCAGATGCATATCGTATTGTGCCGAGAGCGGCTTTAAGTGATAACGAACCTGTCTTTGTATTTGGGTCATAAACAAATTCGTCAATAATTAATTTAGAATGTTCAGTTACATCAACTCTCGTATCATCAATAAACCCAATGGCAACTTTACCCTTACCAGTCTTAACAGTATTATATGAAAATATATCTAAATCTTTTTCGGCTTCAACATCTTCACCATCTTGTTCAATAACGGCATTACCTGTATGTAATATAATATCGCCAATTACACCAGCACCAAATGATGAAACTGTTAAACACCATAATATAATAAAGAGTCGCACATTAATCTCTTTGGATAATATCTACATTCGCAGAAGCGCCATTTACTGTTAGAGTTAATATATCACCACTACCACCAGTTTGTAAGATAACATAGTCTGCACTTGCACCATCGTGGTGTAATGAAATTGTACTTGCATTATCTTGGTCGATATCAGCTGTGAAACTTGAGCCAGCAGCATCTACATGAACTGTACCACTACTCGTTTGTTCAATACTGACATTCGCACTTGCACCATTCACATCTAAGTTAATTGTACCTGTACTTGTTTGGTCAATATCATATGTACCACCAGCGCCTGCTAAACCAGATGAAGTTTGTCCAAGAATGGTTCCGTCTGTGTTGAATACTGCATGACCTGACTGAAGAAGATTAATTGTCTTAACAGCAGATGCTGTACTTCCAGTAGATGTTACTGTTGCTGAACCACCAGCAGTCTGTGTAATATCAATATTCTGTGAATCACCAGTTGTTGTATATGTTGCTATGTTGTCATAGTTACCTGATTGGACTACATCAACATCAGCTGTGATACCAGTTTGTGTCATAATTAAAGTATGACCGTTGACATCTCCATTATCATCAATATTGATTAGATAGTTGTTTGAATCACCATCAATTGTTAATCTTAATATTGCACTTGTGCCATCAATTGTAGCGGCAACAACAGTACTGTCTGTACCTGAAGCGCCCACAATATCAATATCAGCGTTATCACCTGACTTTGAAGAAGTAAGACCTACATCTATATCAATATTTTGTGAATTACCAGTAAAGGTGATTACAGCATTAACACTATCACATCCTGAAGTAGCATCAGCAGAATCACAATTGAAATCGATATCATTACTGTTACCTGTTGTACTCCACACACCAGTAAAACTATCACCATGAATATCAAATGTAATTATATTACTATTACCGACTTGGTCGATATTAAAGTTCGTTGCTGAACCGCTGGCGGTAGATGCAGTTGTGCTATTGCCAATCATATTGCCATCGCCGTCTTGTAACACATCAAACACTAATGAAGCGCCTGCTTGTGTTACATAAATCTTGTTCGTTGCCATCGCTGACATACTCATCAGGAACATAATAAAGAAAGTTAATAATCTCAAGTTACTCTCCTTGTTTCTCCGAATTCGGATGTTTTATCCAACTATCTGTTAGTTCATCCTGTGCTATATATTTATTATCAACAACTTCTGCAACTACCGGTAGTTCCCACTCCCATAGTCCCAATTCTTTACCTTCATATACCATTTGCAAGACTGCATATTCAATTGCAGTACGAATTGCATAATTTACTGGTTCATTGGCCGCATTGCCAGACTCTATCTCTAATGCTCTTGTGCCCAAATCTAAAAATCTAAACACATCTGCACCATTACTGGTACTTGCAATTGTTTTCGTTACCTGTACAGTTAATAAAATCTCTCCTGTCTGTACTCCAACGAGTCTTAATGAAACTGTTACTTGGTCTGTTCTATATTCTTCCCCTACACCCAAACCAAAATATCTCATACCAGCGCCACCACTTGTCGTATTCGTGTCATAACCAACAATACCGCCTTCTAGTATCAGTCCAGCAAATAGCATAGGTTGTAATGAATCTACTCCAGTCGCACCATCATATAGTTCTCTCGTACTTCTTATTAGTTGTCGTTCTTTAACTACATTATCTAAACTAGCTCTCTCGACAACTGTAAACCAATCACCACCACTGACTGCCATTAACGCCTGTATAACCCAAACATCAGCCCCTTGTGAAACTGCTGTCGATAACCCAACTTGTTTTCTCTGTCCTGTAACATCAGGAAACTTATAGACAGCAACTGTAATCTTTACTGGATTGCCTTCACCATCTGTTGGTACATTTATCAACTTTGGTATTTCTTGTAATAATGTCTTAGTTGGTGTGCCTTCTATAAACGGCATATCACCTTGTATTGCTTCTGTCTTTTGATTAACAGAACAGGCACCAACCAGGCACGATAATAAAGCCACTGCTAAATATTCCATATTAATCACCTTTTAAAATTTAAAATCACCTACTGGTACAATCAATTGTGTTACAGTTCCAGTAGCATCAGTAACAGTTAATGTAATTGTGTCCAAATCTTCATCCTTTTCCCAATAGACTGTTGAGCCATCAGGCAAAGTTGCTAAACCTTTAAGCGGACATTCTTTATCTTCATCTGCAGCTGCAGCCTCAGCCTCAGGGTCAGCAGGAGTACAATTAGTACCAAACATATTATCAACCATCTGTTTAGATAAGTTTGCAAATATACGACTTTCAACATTCGTTACAAACTTTGAGAGCGTTGTATTTGCAGCCGCTCTAGCAGCTGCCTTGTCGGCCGCCGCCTTGTCGTCTATTACTCCTTGTTCTCTTTGAAATTGCAGCTGTTCGATTGATAGTACATGACTAGAATAGCCTGTGCCGCTAAAAGATGGATTCTTAAATCCAAAGGTCAACTCACCTGCTATGGTCATAGTACTAAAAACCATCAATGCAAACATCAGCATTTTTAATAATGTTTTCATACTACTATTTATAAGAATTTGTGCCATAAAAAAGGGGACCTAAGTCCCCTTTGTCATTATGTTATTTCGCTAAATGCGTATTAGTCCTTCTTCCAAAGTGACCATAGGATTGCAACTACAACTAGTCCAACTAGACCTTCGTTACCTAATGTTGCAACTAAACTAGAGATGTTACTGATAACACCTAAAGATAGAAATGGTACATTTGCACCAAATACTATTTCTAATGCAACTGATAAACCGATTAATTGTACGGCTATAGTTGTAACTTTACCTATCACATCCGTTATTTTATCCCACATAAATTATCTCCTTTAATGTTGAAAAGATTTGATATCTCAAACTCCATCTCATAATATCGTGTTAATATTTAGACAAAGAAAGGGTTAGAAAACTAAGTTTCTAACCCTTTTATAGTAAAAACAAGTGGAGAGATTACTCGTCTTCCTCTGCTAACTTACTGAAATAACTCAAAGTTTCGTCTGAATCATCATCAGTTGTGGTTGTTGGAGTAGACGGTGAACTTACCGTTTCTGCTACATTTGGTACAGTTGTTTCTGTTGCCGGTGGGATGGCAACATCTTCAGCAGTACCAGTATTTCTAACACCCAATAA